GAGTTAGTCACCTTGTCAGGATCAAGATCCATGCTCTTAGCGATCTCACGTACAATGTAATCCATCTTAGCAAAAGGAGCCAGCATTGGGTTAGAAGCTACCTGTAGGAACTGCATGAGACGCTGAGAGCGTACCTCATTAGCCATCAAGCTCTCTGTACCATTAGCTTTAACTTCTAAGTCACCACGAATAGATTCATCAAAGTCAAACTGCATGTTGAAAGCAAAGAAGGCACGTCCAAGTGGAGCTAAGAGGTAATCATCTACGTTCTTAACTACAGCACGGATACTACCGTTAGCAGCGCTCATAAGCATGGAGATACCCGAAGCTGTACGTCCTACACCTGATACACCTGTCTGACCGTGAGCGAAGCTAGGGAAGCCTGTACTCTCATCAGCCAAGACACGAGCTTTATCAAATAGCTGCATATTCTCTTGTGCTACGTTAGGGAACTTAGTGCCGAAGATTGCTTGACCCGGAGCGCCACCCTGACGTCGGAAGACTTTACCCGGATGTACAGAGAGGTCTTGACCCGGTACAAGGTTAGTCTCATCAATCTCAATAAGAAGATTACCAGATAGTACAGCATTGTCAACAGCCATACGCATAAAGCCGTTCATCAGTGTCTGTGTGTCATCCATGTTCTCAGCAATACCTACACCAAAGAAGGAGTAAGGGTTATGCTCATATGGTGCTGCATAGTAAGGAATACGTGATGGTTTGAATGGGTTGAGAACACAACGGATGATCTTACCGTTTACTGTCCAGATATTAGCATTTACTTCAAACAAGCCTTTAAGCTCTTTGGGTATCTTAACGCCATTCTCTTCAAGAAGCTCTACATCAACGAAACCCCAGAACTCCAACACTTCCCAGCGCTCAGAGCTAGTGTCGATGACATTATCGTCTTCCATCTTCATTTCCCAGTGCTTACGCACATAGTCAGAACCTACAGCGATAGAGTCTTCGATAGCATCATTAATGAAGTAAGGGCGGTTCTTCAAAGAGCGAAGCTGGTTACGTGACATCTTGTGACGCTCGATGACGTACTCTGCATCATCCATAGATGTAGCTTCAGGGTCAGGGTAGAAGTTCCAGATAGACACGTGGTTAGTTGCGGGTACAGTCTTGACTAGAGGGTCATACTCACCTTCTTCGTTCCAGTTAGGGTATTCCTTATCTACAGCGAATGGACCCTTCATAACACCCGTGCCGAGTAGCGCCATCTCGAAAGCCATAGAGCGTAGATGCTTAGATGCACCACTCTCGTTAAGCTGATCGTGGATCTTCTTCTCCATCTTCTTAGCTGCTACCATAGCAGGATGGAATGTTACTGTAGTAGGACCAGTGCCGCTACCCTCAACAATCTTATCAGATACACTATCTAGCTTGGTTGAGAGAGGTCCAAGACGGTTACGCAAGTCCGACATGGTTTCACCCGGCTGCAGCTTTGTGTCAGGACCAATAAGGTAAGGCTTAGGCGTTCCGTTAGTGAAAGCAGAGGACAGTTCATCCGTAGCCTTCTCAGCGTTTGGATCTAAGTTAATGTGTACAGATTCTGCTACACCGTCTGGCAGTACGGTAGGGTCTACAGAGAGCGGGAACTTGTTGTTACCGAATAGTACGTCAACAATCTGACCATAGGCTGCAAGAGATTTTGTCTTAGTTACTTTAACGAATACTTTAGACTTCTCAGAGGAAGTAAACTGTACATCTGGGCCGTAGATACCACGATAGTTACGATAAGCACGTAGCCAACGCTCTTCATCTGCCTGCCGTGCATCCTCAGCTCTATTGAAACGCTCTGTAACAAATGAAACAATGCTACTAACATTCTCGAACAAACTATCTTCTTGCTCTTCAGCTGCAACTACTTCATCTGTTTCGTAGGAGAGGTCATCTATATCTGCCATTTATTTAGTATCCAAAGCTAGGGTCTGACATCTGAAAGCCAGAGTTTTGTGTTGCTGGGTTGAAGTCCCAGATAGAGCTACGAGGTCTTGTCATGATACCGTATCGCAATGCGTCATACAAGTGGTCTTCTGCGTTAGTGTCAACGTCTTCAGGGTTTCTCTTGTCTAGCGGGATAATAGGTAGCTGTGCTATTGTGCTAATACAGTTAGAGAAGAATACAAGTCTAGGCTCTTCTGTGTGTTCATCTACCTGCAAACGTCTGTGGATCTCGTTCTTACCTGCTACCCGTGAACCACGAGAGCGATCCGATGGCCTCCAGCGACATCCCTTCATAATCATCTGCTCTGCTAGTGATGGACCTGTGTCACCTCTTTTATGCCAGAGAGAGGAGTCCAACACGCCGTAACGTATAGTACCATCATTTGCTTCAGCTTCCAAGATCATATCTGCTAGATCAGTAGCTGTAACCTTAGAGCAATATAACTCTCTGTAGACAACCAGCTGTTCACTTGGTGATACAGCGAACCAGAGAACTCCAGTGTAGGAGCCATAACCGTAGTCGCAAGCTCTAAACTTAGGCCACGAGTCTGGAATATCGTAAGGCTCAGTAACGTGTATTCTTCGATTAAACTCAGGAAATGCAGCTCCTTCATTGACGTCCCAGTTACCCTCAAGTAGTTGCTTACGTTGATGCTCAGGTAATGACAGAAGCATGGCTTCATAGTCGCCTGTATCAGCTAGGTAAGGGTTATCAAACAAACTAGCAGGGATAAACCTGCGCTTAAACAGAGGCTCACCCGCACGGCTATGCCCTTTAGGGAACGTAATAGTGTCACCTGTTTCAATGTTCGTAGCCCAGAACGCTTCATTAGAAGGTGCAGGATCAATGAACATCTTCTTAACCCAACCATGCCCAGCGCCGCCGGGGTTAGTTGTACCACGCATATACAAACCTAAGTCTGTACTGTGAGCGCTACGTAGTCGAGAACGCATGTAGTCCCACGCATAAGGTGTAGGCCACTGTGTAAGTTCGTCAAAGCCAATCCAGTTAAACGCCTGTCCTTGGTAGCGTGTAACATCCAAGTCTTTGTCGAGGTACGACATCCAGAGCCTTCCGCCTTGTGGAGTAGTCCACTGTGACTTACGCTCTGACCATTTAATGCCGGGTACAGCTTTAGGGTACAGCTCTTGGCTCTTCTGGATAAGTTCACGTAGCTCTTCTGTAGTATGTCGTACTAGCAACCCACTGAAGTTAGCATTACCTAAACCGTGTAGCGGGTCAGCAAGCATGGCATAAGATTTACCACCACCTGCTGCCCCGCCGTACAATACTTCCCTTTCAGAGGCGCTTAGGAAGTTTGTCTGTGGCCCCGGATTGGGCTTAAACACGATGTCTTGAGCTGCTTCTACATCAAGGTCTGGTGCTTTAACTTGAGCATACACTGGAGCTACTACAGGTTCAACCGTCTGAGGAGTCGATGATTCTGTAGGCTCCGATGTTTTCTTCTTCGAGCTTTTTGATTTCCGTAAGCGTTTCTTCGAGCCGCTGGGCAAGCTTGCGTTTAATTCTAGCTGTTGTCTTACGTTTTTGCTCAATGTCTACCCTCTTCTTTAAACCCATGTGTGAGATGTAACGCCCTGTCTGCTTAGTTAGCCAGATAGCAACTTCTCTGTAACCATACTGCTTTAAGTGACGCTTTGCAAGCTCTAATGCCTCTAACTCAGTAGGGATAGGTTCTAGTAGTTTATTATTATCAGGGTGTATTCTATAACCGTATGGCACTTGTCTAGTTGTACGAACTATAATGTGCCACTGTTTCTCTTCACCTCTATGGGGTTTAGGCAGTTGCCAGTACCCTAAAGACTGTCGCTTCATTGTTACTCGTTCTTGCCTTCCTTGGATGGTAGAAAGAAGACGCCGCCACTTGAAGACGATACATCTACTTTTTCTACTTTACCAAGTCCTGCACGATCAAGCAAGTCTTTTGCTGCTGCCATCTTCTCTTTAATGCCTAACTCAGTAGGATCATTCAATGCACCAACCAGAGCCATCACAGCTTTAGGTGCTGAACGTGCGAAGTGTGTACGTGTGGCATCAGCAATCTCATCCTTGAGAGCCTCTACAATAAGACGTGTAGGTGTATTGTCACTGTAGCCAGCCATCTTCTTAGCAAGAACAACATCACCAGCCGCCTCGTCAAAGAGTACTTCCAAGAACTTCTGTTGATTCTCTGTTAGTTGTCGTGCCATGTTGTTTTCCTTAGTTACTGTTACTTCTTAAGCTTACCATTTATTTTGTTGCTTTCCAAGGAAATAAATCCCCACGCCAAGAATACCAATTCCTGATAGAACAACCAGTAAACCAAGAGACCACTCCACAATAGTCTGCTTAATCTCAGCCTTGCGATACATAGTTTTCTGACGGTCTTTACGTACTTGCGCTTCAATATGGAGAAGCTCTTCCCAAGCACTTTGCCCATAAGCAAACTGAATATATTGTTTAATCTCGGCACGTAGAGCCTCCGCTTGTTTCTTCTTAGCGAAGATGTCCATTGCAGTAGGACCACTACCACTTAATAGTACCGCATACCAAGGTGGGTTCTCTGACTGCTTATGTGCAAAGCTTAAGTCAGAGACAGCACCAGCAAATTTAGCTAAGTCATTAGAGATACCTCCAATGTCCTTGCCTAACTGAATACCCTTCTTAATAGCGGATACAGCTGTCTGTGCTGCAGCAAAAGCTGTGAAGGGATCAATCATTTGAACTTAACCTCTATTGGGCATACATAGTTATAACTTACTCTGTACACTCTGTCGTACCATCCACCATTCTTAGGTAATCCGCAGTCGTAGTAACAATACTGAAACAACCTGTTACCACTTTCAGTCCATGCGTGGTTGAAAGAGATAAAGGCTAGTACACAAAGCAAAACTACTCAACCATAAGTTCTGTATGGTCACGGTTTATGTACTTTAGCTCACTCTCTATAACAGCTACACGCTGCTGTAGTTCAGTAATCCTAGAGATAGTACGAGTTAAAGCATCTAACTCATCCCATAACTCTTCTACATCACCCCAAACGTAGTCTATCTCCATAGAATTATCTAATACGTCACGCTTAAGATTGACGTTATCTTCGATAGCCATACGTGAGCCAAGCTGGCTTACTGTTTCTTCTAGGCCTGCTATTGTGGAAGCTTGTTGAGACACCCACCACACACCACCAGCAAGCTGTACAGCCATAGCAGCTACAAGTGCTAAGGGTATCTTAACGTTTTCCATAATAGCTCTCCTAACTATTTGAAACTTCCTGCTACGACATTGCGTATATCTCCACGAGCAATGCCAATATCACGTAACTCTTTGTCTGACATGTTGGTTAGAATCCAGTAGTCAGCACGGGCTTGTTGTGCTTTCTGTAAGCTTGCGAGAAAGTCTGTGAATGTTTTAACGATTAGTGCGTACATTGTATGTTCCTATGTGTTAAGTCTAGCTTCATTGCTAGAACACACATAGTTATACGCATAATACAGATATTTACCTCACCTAAGTTTGCATACCCGTTACCCTACAGGCACAAACGTTTCAGTGACAGTACACATAAAGTCTAGCTCTGGTGTAGCTTGGCTGGTAGCTACACAACGTATCTGGTCTCCCGGTTCCAGAACTAGAGTAGCACCAGTAAGAAGAATATACTCACCAGCTATTAAGTTCTTACCACCAATAAGGCGGAACTCTGCTGCGTCACTCGCCCTGTACCACGTAGCTGTAGTGGTTGTATTACCGTTAGCATTAACAGCAAAGAGCATAGACATTTCACCACGACAGTTAGCTGGGCAAGTGTACAGAAGTTCTACTTGATCCTCTGTGTCACAGATTACACCCTTACTAACAATTCGTGCTGGTTTGCCGGGGGATACAAGTGTCATTACTTCTTCTTAGCTTTCTTGGATGTCTTAACTACCCATGCTTCATTTACATCAGGAGTGCTGGGGTCATCAGCAATGAAATGTCCATTCTCATCCCTAGCTCGTACCACTTCCAAAGTATCCTCAACTACGACATCCTTCTTTGCTTTGGGCGCTGGGCGTTTAACAGGTTTAGTAGCAGCAATGTCAGCCTCATGACAGATAGCATTGACGTTAGGGTCTTTGCTCTGCACGTTACCGTAGTTATCTTCGCCAGCAGATTGATTACCCATAGAGTCCCACACGTAACCATGCTCATCTACACGGTAGCCTTTAGCTTCCAGTGCTTCTTTATATTTATGGTAGTATTTCATTACTTCTTACCCTTAGCTTTCTTAGCGTGTATGTTAGCGTACAAGCCACCCTTAGCGTAACCACTAGCGTAGATAGCCTTGCCTTGCTTCTCAGCCTCAGCTTTAGTCTTGTAGACCTTACCAGTCTTACCCCACTTGTAGCCACCTTTTACTTTATGTACTGGCATTACGCTGGCTCCCCATTGTAGCGCAGAGCTACACAGTTAGGCACTATGACTGCATGGCTGTAGTCTTGTTTAATCTTACGTGCCTCAGCTACTATAGAAGCCTGACACTCCTCTACACTGCTATACACGTATGGGCTAGTCAGTACCTGACAATGCTCAGCTAGAGCTGACATACATACCATCATAACACCAAGAGTACCGATACTTACCATTTTACTTTATCTGCCCAGTATGCTGCACTCATCTTACCTTTAGAGATATTCTTACCGTGTCGAGCTTTGAAGGATGCACGTTTCTTCTTCATGCGATCAGATTCACCCGCTTTAGGCTTGCCTGCTGTGGATGCTCCCTGTTCACCAAAGCGGATGAGCTTAACGGTTTCACCTTCTTTGGCAAGGACTGCGTGGGACTTACTGGAATGCTTGGGAGTACGCTTGGGTTTGTTGTAACCTTCAAACTTCTCACCCCTATAATCAATAGCCATGCTACTTCTTACCTGCTTTACTGTTACGAGGGAAGCTACGGTTAGCTTTCTTAGTAGTTACACGTAAGTTAGACTTAGCGTTGTTACGAGGATTGCCATCCTTGTGATCTACATCCTTACCGTCACCCTTCTTAACAGCACCACCCTTCTCCATAGCGTAACGAGCCTTCTTACGAGAACGATTATCAGCCATACGTTTAGCTGACTTGTCGTACTTGCCTTCACCACTCATAGTGTAGTTACGCTTCTTAGGGGTCTTAGCCATATTCTCGCTCTCTGTCAGGGTCTAACACTTCACTACGAGTTAAATGTCCTTCTAAGTACATTGCTCTCTCTACGTGATCCAGAGTGTACCACACTCCTGTGTCATTAAAGATGGCATTACGTACATAGAATACATCAGACTTAGGAATGTGTACTTTACGCATAGCACGAGGGTCATTACTGGCTAAAGCGTGATAAAACTCAGTTAAAACATCTTCTGATGCGTATAGTTGTACTTTTTTACGTGCCATTGTCAAGTAAAAACTTTCTAAAGGGTATTAGTAGTTAATACGTGTCGCAAACTACGTACAAATAGTTGTATATACATAGAGGAGAGAGAGGAGACACAGACAGTATACACATACTAAGTGTACGTAGCTCGCTACACGTAGTCACAGATTGTTATTATTGCTCTTATTGTGACTAAGTATAGTGTAACACTAAAGTTAAAACTCTGTCAAGTACAAATGTGTATAGTATTACTCTTATAGTTATAACTCTAGGAGAGTATTAATGACCTATGTCCACTATCATTATTAACACACTTATTTATTATCACTCTTCTATAGTAATACTCTTCTTTACTTATTACTCTTCTTTAGTTTTAACTCTTAAGAGTATTACTAAGCCCCCCTACCCCCATAGTTATAGGAAAAAGCAATACCCTGTCAACACATAATCGTGTATGTTACATAAAAAAGTTACTATATGTTACACTTTGTAACAAAACGTTACTATAATACATCAGTATTACTCTTAGGGAACCTGCCAAAGTGGTCCATAGGGGGGCATTCGTTTTGCAAAACTGCAAAGTACAAACTAACATTTGCTATACTACCATTGCAAAGTTGCAAAGTAGTACTTCTTGGTATACCAGAGTTGAAAAACCCCGTGCGTGTAGTTGTACATATACGTATAACGTAGTACCCACCCGTGGCCCCTGCCCGCCCCCTTCACTAATAGCTAACCTATTGATATTGCTAGGTCTGTTATACTATAACAAGCCTATAGAATAACATTAAATGTAAAGCATACATAAAACATTAGAGTAAATCATTGTATTGTAATGCTTTTGCTAGTCATATAACTTGCGTAGCAGGTAAAAAAGTGTGGTATTATAGTACCCCATTGGCGGGTGGTACGATTATACCCCATACGATGTATGAAGCACAAACACACACACATATATCAACCAACGCTTATATGTCCTAGCTCTTATATGCCACAGCTCTTATATAGCTAACCATCTGCGGCTTGTTACAGTGAGACAATAGCACCTCATTGCCAGTACGTTTTTCGTGCCATTATATAGTCAAACAAATTCTAGCAGCGAACCACCCTCTGGAATTGCTATCAAGTGATTCGTT